AAGCCATTTGTGCCAGCATCTTCAGGACGCAGGTCCAGCGCTCCCCACAATCAGACACACGTCACCAAGTACGATTGAACACTGTCCCAGTCAAGAAAGACCGGGGTTATAGTGGGCACCTTACCTTGTGGTGGCGCGATGCGCGTCGGCCGGTACCGTCCTGCCTTTCGTCGGATTGATTGTCACGCCTCCTGAGAGGGTACATCTCCCTGACTACTTACAGAACCAGTATCAGTTGTGCGCCTTTCGACAGCTTTCACAACACGCCTTAAATCGCCGAGCAGGCGAACAAAGGCATATATAGACACTGCATTCCCTGCATCTGCATAATGGACCTGTTGGTCATTTAGCAACAGGAAACTCTGAAGTTTCTCAAACTTCTCAAAAGGAAATTGCACTGAGCCCTCGTCTTCTATGCTCTCCACCAGGAGATCATGAGCTGCTCTTCGGTTCACAGTCACTTGAACATTGTTTTGCATGCAAAACTGAACAAAAGTCCGTGTACGCTGGAGATTGAGAGTCTCCATTTTTCAAAGCCACTATTCGGCGGGCTGCCGTCCGGCTGCAATCTAAACTACAGCTTATTCTCAAGGGGTCCATTCCATGGCACCCTGACCTACCTTTTAACGTCATGAACGACGGTCAATTATACTTTTCCAAAGCTTATTAAGGTTTACAACTCCTGGGTACAAACTCAGGCAAAAATGCCCTCGAACCCTCAGACTTAACTACACTCTAGTGCAGTACAGCTACTTACTCCGAAGAGTTTCGCCGCGACGTCCGTTGCTTTCCTTTGTCTTCAATTGTCTTTCTCCACAGTGGGTAGCCTTTATCTCAGCATTTCATTGTGTACCCTTTAAGGCGGGGCTATCGGTTTAAACCGACATTCACCCGCCATTTTGTTTTCTCACTCTTGCAAGTAGTGGATATTTTACAATTTCATAATGTACACCATTGTGAGATTGGGGTTCAACACAGAAAAGGAAGTTCTACTACCAGTTGATGCTGTTGATCCCGTATGTGTGTGGTCTCCGGTGTTTGTGGTTTGCCGGTTTGCAATCCGGCCGTAGCCGGCTGTATTCACCCCATAAAAATCGTCTACTCCATCAGATTCGACGAAAGGGGAAAAATGCACGTGGGCTCCATTTGAGTCGGTTGTGAACGTATGGCTATGATCTGGCATATTACTTACAGATAAAACTACTGAAGCAGCCCCACTGGACACTCCGTTCAAAGCCACCGTACTCCCCATTACAAATCGACCTATCAAATCCGGCGTGCCATTCGTTCCATTACACAACGCCCAACCGCTTGGTATGTACTTGCCGTGAAATGCAATAACCATTCCCCGAATGAACTGACTACCACCCTTGTATTGTGCCTCCAGCACATGATCACTCCAAAATCTGGGTAACTTCCTCATGCAATCATTAAGCGCGCAGCCTGTTTGGCCAACCTGAACCAAGGTTCATTAGATGCCTGTTCGATTGCGCGATGAAAGTTGTTGATGTTAACCATCACGTTCCGTGACGACGGAGCAATTAGACTTGTGGATGTAGACACAGGAATTTCACCCTCAAGGTGGAAAACCAATTCGATTTCTCCAATTTTCTGACTTGCTGGCATACCGTCAATAATCATGGCAATTGAGCTCCAGCCCCTAAGATTGCGGTAGCTCGCGTCACCAGCCTTCACTGATGTGTGGCCGACGGCAATAATCAAATGTGCCGAATCGGTTACGTCGTAACCCAAACCACGGTTTGTGGATTGGCGGAACTCAAACGCACTAGGAGAAGTCAGTTTGCTCTTCAACTCCACATTGCTGGCTTGCAGCTCCGGCATACCCATGTTCTTATGCGTGGGGATTGCGGTAAAAGCAGACTCATCCAACACATGCTTGTCTGTGCTAACCCCACCACTCATGCCGTAAGTCGTGTCATTTTTGTAAGGATAGCCAAGCGCTGCCAAGAAGGCTGCATTGGTGTCCTGTTCATTGACATCGTTCTCCCCGATCCCAGTATACCCCGCTCCCGTAGTAATCCCAAACTTCCAATCAGGCAGGGAGCAAGCTGTTGGTACTTCTGCCATAGACAGACGACCAGCGATATTAAGTGCCGACGTGACAATGCTTATCTTCCCACCCCAGCCCACAATTCGGTGCTGAGCAAGCTTGGAATCCAGCTCTTGAGGACTGGTAACCGAAAACTTGTTTGCAGCAGTGTTCGTGGATCCCGATGCAAAACTACCAGTTGGGCTCCACGCATGACAAAACGCGCTTGGCATTAAGATTGCGGAACATGTCCCGTTGGCATTTGTGTACAATTGCACGGTTTTTGTGACCCTGTAGGTTGTGGTTGGAAAGCTGTACATGTCTGGTACGCGTGCGCCAATAGCGCCAGCGCTGAAAGGCTGAGTGAGAGCAACCCGATAGCCACTCTTGTCAAGAGGGGCTGAGGGACGCTGCTTTGCTGACCTGACAACGACCGTTGCATTTTGCTTCTTCTGAACAGTCTTCTTCTTCTTAGGTCTCGAAATTTTGACCTTCTTCTTCATAACCAGCTTCATTTGCTGGTACTTTTTTCAAATGGGCTGATAATTTAAGGCCGCCCGAGGTAAAGATCCCAGATTTTATGATCTGGCAGGTACTGGAATTTGGCCGCCTGCCACTCAGGGCAGTTTGGTCCATAATGATTCTCCAGAGACCTGCGCAAATGCATGGCGTATTCCTCAATTAAGTAGATTACTGAAGTGTCAAAGAAGTACATGATTCTGATACCACAAACCCTCGCCCATGTGTTGAGCGTATCACCACTGTCCCTCCAAGCGATTGAGCAGAGTGCCTTAGCACCGTCGAGGGGCACAAATGTTATGCGTTTGCGGCCATGATACTGCTGTATGGTAAACCTTTTGGAAAGGAAATCCAACTCACGCAAGGCGCGCGGAACCGACACTTCAAATGTGATCGTCCAGCCCATTTCTTTCGCGTATTGTATTATGTTCGACGGTCCCAATAACTCCAAACCGAGCTCCGAGCCCGTGTATGTGTTGTCATCCCCGTAAATTACTGCCCTAACATGCGCTTTCCAGTCAGCGTAAGTGGGGAAAGTCCCAAATTTCTGGTTCCAGGCACGAATGAAGCAATACCCAAACATGATGATGCTCCCCATGCTGTTGTCCACGACTGTATTTGGACTCCCGCTCGGCATTCCAAGCAGCTTCTGGAGCAATTCGCCCCAAGGCATAATGACGCAGGAGTTGATTTGTTCCTCGTAAAGGTTGAAAAAGCGTTGTCGGTCTGATTCACTTTGACGCAGCTCTGCGGTCATGCAATTCCATCGAATATCTCTGATCGACTCCATAACTCGACGTTGAAAGTCGCTGTCCATTGACTTCAGGTCAGCAGCAAAGCCATTCTTGAAAACGGACAGGTAAAAGTACAACTCTTCCCATCCCCCATTAAATGGGTTGATTCCAACTGCAGACATTGTTTTTAAGTGCGAGCTATAAAACTCTTGATTCTGCGCGAGCACGTAGCGATTCATAGCATACTTGTACTCGGCAGGGCACCCGTTAATTTGCCTGTTGTTCTTTGCCTTCACTTTCTCAGTCTTTCTGAGCTCTTCTTTGTCGAAACAGTTCCACACGCAGAATGCGTCTCTCCCGCTTTTCTCCCAATAGGTTTCCAAATACCCAATATCAGGGGAGGACCAAAATTCCTCAGTGGTGCGGTACTTCTTGTTCCACGGGAAGCCGGGGCTTCGGCCTTGTTCTGTGCTAGTGTGCACCTCGTCAAAGCTAATAAGCCGGCCGGCGAACCATGGTGATAGCTCCTGCCAACACCACTCGACTGCTTTTTCATAGCAAATAGTCTCAATCTCCCCAAACTCGTCAAATACGTTTGGCTTGTCATACTTCCGAAAGCCACGATATGCGCTATTACAGTCCAGCACAGTGTTGCCGTACTGATTGATTTTCACGTCCCCATGTTTTTCCCCTAACCAGTCAATGAAATCCCGGTTGGCAGTCCGCTTAGACTTTGGCTTCGAATGCCGGTCAAGAACACAGAGCACGTTGATGTGCTCAATGCCCTCCATTTCTACCTGAAATGACCGACTGACAATCTGGCTGCGCCCGATCGGGTCAAACCCTTCAGGTAAGGAGGAAGCCCATTGGCTTATTCTGACCGGCACACGGAGTTTTTTGGCAGCGGGGAGTTTATCGTTGCGACATCCTCAGCATCAAACGCGTAAATCGCGTTGTCACCCGCTCCCTGGTGACCGAGCCAGTGTAGGCCAATTATGGTGTGAACCATCCCGGACACGTCGACCATTGCCGCTCCACATGCACCCATCTCAGTTGGTGCCCTGTGCTTGGACACATTTCTAATTGCGTCCGCGCTTTCCGTTCGGTCAGGAGCACCTACCGAAGTAGGGTCAACTATGACGTTGTGATTTTTGTCCAGGCGAAGCAGCAAGCCGTGCGGTACGCCGGTTTTTTGTGCAGCAACCGCAATTTTCGAGTCTTTCAGACCGGTCCACACAGATGACTCTTTTGGGATCCAGCACATATCTTTACCCTCAAAGTCATTTCGCGGCACCTCAGTGATGTCCTGCCTCTTGATATCCGTCTCCTTTCCGAGCGTTACCTTAGCCTCGAGCAGCACACTTGTGATCGTTGCGAAGCTGCCAAACACGTGCCTTTGAAACACGAACTTGTTACGCACAACCAATGCGTTAACTGTGGACTCCATTATAGAGCCATCAGCTGCCTTACCGGTCACAATGACCTTAGCCTGAACCACGTTGCAGGCATTGAAAGACTTGCGATTGAATGTGGACTCTTGCTTGTAAACCGCGCCGTCAACTAACAGCTTTGGTGCCGCCTTGCCCTTGGGCTTTACGACCACAGCTGACTTTAGTGCCTTCGGCACTGGTGCCATCACAGTCTTTTTCACAGCCTCGATTATCCTCTTCTCGGCTTGATACTCCAGACCGCGGTTCTGTTGGGATGCCTTGTATGTCATGTCATCCTCATACTCTTGGCGCTCGCTTTCACGGAAGGCTCGCTTGTCCTCAAACTCTTCCCATTCAGCAGTGAAGTCCACATCGGACGTGTCACCATAATGGTACTTTGCGTTTGCCATGCCAAGTTCGCTCCTGCCAAAGGTGCCGTAGTAGATCACATGCGCATCTCCACGCTTGTCCTTCGTTATGAAGTAATCCTCTCCATCGTACACCCAGGCCGCCCTTCCGCCGAGCATGATTTTCCTGCCAGCTTCCTGATTGAAGCCCAGCACTTTTGTTAGGCTGGCTTCCTCAACGAATTCTGCAGGTTTACCGTTTTCCTTGGCGAGCTTCTTTTGCGCCTTAACGCTAGCCCAGTACGCCTTGTTCACCAGTTTTTTGATCTCATCTTTGGTTGGTGCAGCTTCTTCTGCGACCGTTCCATTCTTCACCACCTCTTCGGCGGGTTCCTCAGTGATTGTGATCGTCGGTGTAGCGCTCTTCTTGCGCTTAGGCATTACCTTCACGGCCCCAAATGCAGCGATTGCAAACATGGCACCAGAGCCAATTAAAGCCCTGTTGGCGCGTAGGTACTTGGATGACTTGAAAAGGAAAGGCCTGAAACCCAAACCGCACCCAAGCAAGTAAAGGTAGCTACGATCAATAAAGTAGTAGCAACTCGCAATGATACCGCCCGTCCACTTTTGAACGTGTTGAGCGGCGGCAAGAACCTCATGAGGTTTGGTGGCTGACCTAAACGAGGTAACCGCGACGTACATCATACAAACAGCTTTAGCCATGTCAAATAGCTCCCTGCCGCTCTTATAAGCCGATGCAACTACCCCCTGAGCTTTTACTGTGGTTTCAACACCGCTTGCAGTAACGAAATCAATCTTGTCGCTTGCGGATAGTATCTCACACTCTTGGGTGTAGTCCTTGAGCAGTATTTTGCGCACCAATTCATCAATGTTGTCCAGAGTGCCCCAAGTCTTCTCAGCAATGTCAAGGCTGTCCTTGTACATCTCAGCCTCCTGCTTGGCTTTCTTCAACCTGGTGTAGTACTTTTCGCGGTCATAATAGTTGCCGTTCTTTTCGCGCTCAAGCTTCTCAAGCACAAGTGCGTGTTTTGCATTGTCGTGCCATCTAGTCATGATACCATCAACAGCATTCCAGCAAGTTTCAAACCCGTAAGCGCCGACATCCCACAGAGCCAAGTTGCCTGCCCTCCTGAGCTCGGCAATTTTGCCCTCAAAATACTCCATGAGCACAAGGCGAGCGGTTGCTCCGATGCAAACGCTCGTTGACACAAAGATCGCAATCTTAAACCCATCGAAGCCCCCAAACCAACTAAGGCCTGAGACAACGAGAGTGTACAGCATGATCAGCTGTGCGATCCCTCTCACCACTCTGTAGCGGCTTTCCAAACGCTCCTTCGCGTCGTCCAGTTCCGTCAAAAAGGTCTTGGCCTTGGCTGCCAAGTCGACCATGCCCGTAGGCTTGCCGATTGTGAGAGTCATATTGACTGTGTTCTGTTTTTCTTGAACGCAAATGGCAAAGAGCCAAAGCCACACACGT